TATAAGATTGCTTGGGTTGGTGCGGATCGTAGCCCTCTCTGAAATATTCCTTTGGGGCATGATTTTCAGGCGCGGCCCACCAATTCATCATTTCCGTCGCATCGTCGTAAGTCGCCTTTCCTTGCGCTATCTCAGCATTCCAGTAATGCTTGTCGGATGCGGGGATTATTAGGGATGCGTATGGGAGGTGCGGCCAGCCCATCGATGGAGGCAAAAATATCGAACGATGCGGCATGAGCAACACCGGCGCAGCTGCCGCGCCAAGCATCATCGATACGAATGCGCGTCTCGATGTCATCCGTAAGCCTTAGCCTTCTCCAGACGCCCCAATCCACTGCCCGCGCCCGCATCGATCGGATACGCGCGCCCGCCGCTCTTGCGCATCACAGGCGGCGCACCGGCTGCCGGTCCCATCGGTGCGGGAGCGCCGGCGCCAGGCGCCATGGCCGCCGGTGGGGGTGCTGGAATGCCCTTCGGGGGGCCCGCAGCCATGCCGGGAGGCAGCATGGGCATCGGTGAGGCGGCTTTCGGCGGCGCGATGATGATATTGACGTTCATGCCGGGCTTTTTGGACGTTTTGCCGCCCTCTTTGCGCGCCAACCGGCCGCCTTTCGGGCGCATTCCTTGGATTTCGCCGTCCAGAGAACCGCCAGCGGCCTTATGGGGCAGCTTTTTGAGCGTTTCGGCGAGCCGCGCGCGCGAGGCGAGCTTCGAATTCTTGCTGTGCTCGGCTTTATCGAGCTTTTTGACCGGGATTTTCTCACCCTGCTTGACGTGAAGCTCCTTATGCAGAGCTCCCGGATGTTTGATGGCCCCTGCGATCCAGTTTCCACCCCCCGAAGCGCGTTCGACGCGGCCACCTGCGCACTTGGCGCATTTGCAGCCTTTGTCGTGCTTGGCGATCTCGGATTTGATGAGCTTTTTGTCCTCTTTGGCATCCGGATGGTTCACTGCACCCCCAGCGCGCCGTCGACTATATATTGAATCGCTTTTGCCAACTTCAAAGTTCCTGTGCACTAAGGGGGTCCCGGGACTAAATCCTCGTGGTCCGGGTCCGCTTTTCACGGGATTCCCTGGTGCCGTAATACTTTTCGGAGTGTTTGTCCTTATCGAACCGTCAATGATTCCGCCGCTCGCAAATCCGCGATTCGGCACTTGACCGGGCTGAATGGCCGCTCCGGCGCCCCCGTTGCTTGCCACGTACGGACTTGCCGCGCCTTGCATGGGTCCGCCCATGAATTTATGCGCTCGAGCGCGCCCATCGCGGGCAATTCCGCCGCGCGCGAAGCCGCCATCGTGTTTGAGGCCGGCGCGCGATTCGTTGGCGTCGCGGACATTGCGATTCAGGTACTCATTGGCCGTCATGCCGCCGCTGGCGCGGGGTTTGCGGTCTGCTCTCGCGCGAGTTGGGGCGCCAGAGACACTGCCGCCAGAGCGAAAGCGGGCGCGAGTGACCGGGCGTTCGCCGGTTTGCACCATGCCGAGTTCGGGACCTGGTGGCCGGTAATTCGAGGCATCGACGGGCGTGGTGGGGTCAGCCAGCAATCGCTTGATCTTGGATTTGGCGTCCTCGCGGGACTGTTTCGACATCTCGCTCATAGCCCGATTTTCTCCGCAAGTAGCTTCATACGCTTCTCGCCAGCAGCGATTTTGGCCTCGGTTTCAGCCTTTAAAATCGCCTCTTCATTCGGCGAAAGAGTCGGCCCATCGTAGCCGGGTTTTTGTTCGAGGAATCGTCGGAACAATGGATCTAGGCCAAGGGATTGCTGACGCTTGAGGTCTTCGCTGATTTCGCTCATGATTCCTCGCCCAATTTTTTGACCACCCGGTTAGTCTTCGCCGCCACATCTTGCGCCCCTGGCGGTGCTCCAATCAAGTCTTTTGCGAGCCCGAGTTTGGCGTCGAGCATCTTAGCGTCCCGATCCTCATCGCGATTTTGATCCTCGATGGCCTGACTATGCTGACGCAATTCCAGGTCTGAGGCGTGGATTTTCGCCTCCATCTCGCGCGTGTGGGCATCGATCAGCTTCGCCTGGGCGCTGGCCACCTCGACGGAATTCGGCGGCGGCTCGGGCGCTTCGGCCGGCGCGCCAGCCGCGAGGCCGGCTTTCTTCTCCGCCGAGATCGCTTGCGCGGTGGTCATCTTCGCCTGCGCGTCGAGCATCTTGGCATCCGCCTCCTTGCCCTTGTTCTGCATCTCCGCTTGCGCTTGGATCAACTGCGGCGGCGGGGCGGCTTGGGCTGCCGGGGGCACCATGAACTCTTGCGGGTTGCTCCAGCCCATGGCTTTCAAGGCGGCCTTGTTGATCGCAATCGGATCGTAGAGCGTCGGGGACGCTTGCTGCAACTGGATCAGCCCCATGATCTTCATCATGCGCTGCCCGCTCGATGCCGTGTTCGGGTCCGCCTGGGGCACCAAGTTGTAATTATCGAGCGCCTGAATCAATCGCGCCTTATCGAGCGCGGGCTTGCCGGCTTTGGACTTGCCGCGCATGGCTTTTAGAAACGCATCCACGTTCTCGCGGATCAGATCCCTTAGAAGCTGGAATTCCTTCGCCTGCGCATCGTACATGCGCTTGTGCACGGCGTTCATGACCTTAATCGCCTGATCGATCATCGCCATCACCGTGCCCACGGGCACATCCGCGCGCCCCTCACCCACCTGCACCTCGGCCGTACCCCCGATGCGTCGGCCGGTTTCCGCCATGTTGTCGACCAACGTCATCAAAGGCGGCATCTGCGCGGTGTTGTAGGGCAGCGGCATCGCGAACTGGCCGATGGGCATGCCGCCAGTTTCGATTTGCGCGGAGCCACCGGGGGGAATCCTAAAAATATTCGTGTTCTGCCGGCTCGATGCCTTGGCGGTCAAGAAGCCGGGGAAGTTCGCGAACATGCCGTTATCGAGCATCAGTCGCCATGCCGCGGTGACGGCGTTCGTGGTATTGCCCAAAATGTGCAGCAAGCCGATATCGTAGAACCCGAAGCCCGGCACGAAGGGGAACTTGACGAAAATCTCCTTCGCCACCGGTAACTCGTCCTCGATGGGTTCGGGATAATTGCGCACCACGGCCAAGGCTTTGCGGTCTGATTTATCAATGGTGAACCGGTACGGCACGGGCAGCCCCGTGACTTTCCCCTTCGCATCCTTGTGCTCGAAGCCAGGAATATCCAGCTCGCAATAGCACTCATAGATCTCGCGCTCCTGATCCTTGGGGTTCCTCATGCTCTCCGGGCGCACGCCTTGCTGCTCGTTCTTTTCCTCCTTCAATGCATCCAGGGTGGGCGCGACCGCTTGGCCCAAATCTACATCCCGATAGGCACCTAAGATCTGCATGCGCTTAACGGTGGAGGGCTTCATCATCACGCGTTGCGTCACGCGTTGTGCGTTCGCTAAATCGGTCGCCGATTGGTTGACGATCAAATCATCGGCATCGACGGATTCGGAGACTTGTCGCGATCGCAGCGGGCACATGTAGACTTTTTTGAAGCCATCCCCACCGAATCCGGCCATCAGTAACATGCGATCCGTATCTGGGTAGTATTCGGTCGCCACTGCCGTGATGTAGTGGTTCATATCGCGCTCAAGCAAGTTCGCGAGGTCATCCTCGTCGCTTGTCGCGCTCACATCATCGTTCCTGATTTTCACCGGCCCGTCGGTGGGTAGGAACTCGGATCTCGCGTTCGCGTTGAAGCGAATCACCGCCTCTTGCAAGAGCGGGTGTCGCACCTTCGACATGCCTTCGACGGGCGCGCCGTCGCTTGCGCCTTGCGTGTTCGGGATCTCGATCTTAAGGCCTAGCAATTTCATGCCCTGGGCACGGTCCTCGATCCAGTCCTTGCGTGAATTCAAATCCTCATCAATGCCGAGCAGCAGATCCTCGGTGAGGTTTGAGAGAACATCATCGGGAATTCGATCGCACAGATTGCCGTACCACTCTTGCGGCCCCGAGTCGTCGTTCTGCGCCTCCTCGATGGGCTTGCCGTCCATGGAGACCGTGACCGAGCCGTCGCCGTGTTCGATCTTGACGACGGCACCCTTGTCGTCGAACTCTGGGACATCGTCCGGGTCGACGGCGAGATCGACGTGGATGTCGGGCAGATCGGGACTTGAGGGAACCAAGCCCATCGAGGAGGGGAGATTGTGCGGGGGGGCGGACATTTAGGCATCGCCCAACGCGGCGTCAATTCTCTCGTCTAGTTCCGCCATTTCGGCCTCAATGGACTTGGATGGGGCTATCTGCATGCCGACACCATGGGTGAAAGTGCTATCGAGATGAACCGTGATATTCGTCGGCTTCTGCGGCCCCGCTTTGCGCAATATGATCCGACCGCGTAGCCAGCGGTATCGCGCCGCATCGCGGGCGTCTGTCACCGCCCCAACCGATCGCTGGAGCGCCTGATCTCAATTTCTACTGTCTCCAGTGACTCTGGGTTTAGATCCGCCACAAGTTTAGGATGCCCGAGTTGCGCAGCCATAATTTCTATTTCTTGATCGAGCTTATCGATCTCGCGGTGCAGTTCGTAGATCGCCTCTCGCCAGGTGATGAGGTTGTCCTCTACCCTCTCGATGGTGGGGCGGCTCATGTCTCATCCCCTACTGGGATATCCCGCCACTCGCCTTCATCGCCGAGCATATAGGAGGGAACGTCGGGGGCGAACCAC